AATCTTGCCTTGTGCAACTAATTCTTTTATTGCGCCTATTTCATCATTGGTTAATTGGATTCCAAGTGCCTTTAATCGGTTTGCCGCATCAAGCGGTTCAAGTAGAACACGCCCTAAAGTTTTAGCGGCTGATTCGGCATCTGCCAATCCTGCCGCATCAATATCAAATGCAAGTTTTGTTACTTGCTTAAACCTTTTAGCCCCTTCAGCACCTTGAAATGCGAAGGCTTCCAAGTATGCAGAAAGTTTTAATTGAACTGCCGCTACTTCATCATCATCAATACCAAGTTTGATAGCAATACTTTGTGCTTGTGCGTTTAAGTCTTTGAATAGTTTTAAGCCTTTAGCACCTGAAGCGGTAAATACTGCATCAAGTCTTTTCTGTGCCTTAGCCGCATCATCCGCCGCCCTGACTGACTGTTTAAGGAAATTGACAACCCTACTTACTGCGAATCCACCAATTGCGATCTTAGCAAAACCACCAAGTCTTCTAAAGGATGCAGAAAGACCACGCATATTGGAATCAATGCGCTTAGTTGTCTTTAGTAGGTCTTTAGCATCGCCAATAAACCTTACTTTCGCTACTGCACCATTAGCCATCTTGTCATTCTCCTATAAGTTCTACAAATGCGTTCCATTCCCTTACCGTCAATTGTTTGGCTTCAGAAGGTTGAATCCCTGTTGCCAAACAGAATTTCGCTAAACGATATGCCGAATATGTCGCATTTACGCTTTTCCCACTTCACCAAGTTGTTTCATCACTTCTGCAATAGGTGTCTTGCCTGCTTCTTCCATTGTGATGCTTGCGTTTTCACGCTTCTTCATGACAAAGTTCAATGCGTGTAGCAGTTTGCCTTTAGGCTTGTCATCTTCTGATAGCCAACTAATTGGGGCATCTGCGATCTTTTCAATTTCAGCCATTTCAGCCAATGTAATGTCTTCTATATTCATCTGATTTCTTTCTCCACTTTTTCTAATAGTCTTTGTATTTCTTCAACAAAAATGTTTTCTACTTCATCTGATTTTTGGTCACGAATATCTAAAAGCCAAGTATTAGGTTTTATCTTTCGCTTCTCCCAACCCCAATGAATAGGGTTTGCGTAGGGAACGGTTGTGTTGTTACCTGCTTGAACTTCTACTTTGTTTGGATACTTTCGTGCTTTAACTGTGCTTCTTAGTTTTCCTGTCTTAACAGGTGCGTTACTGATAGCAGGTGGCAGAACTAAACTTCTAACCCTTGTAGTAGCACCACTAAGGTCTTGTGTCTTTAGTCCCATTTTCTTTAGTCCCCTGATCAATGCGTTTAGATTGACTATTTGAACTAAAGAACCATTCCTACCTGCTATCAATTGCGACATATCAGGAAGTAACCCTTGTTGGTTCTGTGCCTGCGGTTACATCCAATCGGTAGGAAAATACAAAGGTAGTGTCAGCAGAACCGCCGATAGGTGGCTTGCCTTTTACTTCTACTGTTCCTGTGAAATGTGGCTGTGATACGGATGCTGTTGTATTGCCATGTGGTTTAAACACGAACGCAATACCTTCAGAACCATCGTTATCCCATAGCCAATCCCATAGTGAAGTAGCATCTGTGCTTTGTATTCCTTCAATTTCAAAAAACCACTGCTTAGGTGGTGTTATATCTGCGAAAGTTCTAACTTCGCCGTCTTTATCTTCATTTGTTAATGTGATTGAAGAAGCATCTACAGCATAATCATCGCCGTCTAATGTTAGAACAAGGTTTCGCCCTTTAATTCTTGTGCTTGTTGGCATCTTGTTATTTCTCCTAAATTGTTATTTGTGTTGTTAGTGACATTTTGGTTGCAAGGTATTCAGCATTGTTCACCGCTAAGGCGAATGGCTGTGATACATCATTGATACGCCACATAGCGGGTATTGCCCCTATTGCAGTCACTATCGCATCATCTAAATCTTCTTGTGCTTTTGAATTTGAAGCGGTTTGTGCTATCAAAGTTAATGTAACGCCAACTTCAAATGTTGCGAATGTGTCACCCTGACTAACATAGTTTGTATCAGGTGATACGATTGCAAGTGGTGGGGTTATGCGTGGTGGAATGTAGTATTCAGCATTGATTCCATCTGAAATCAGTGAATCTGCTAAGTCATACTTTGTTTGTGTAATTACATTCATAGATAACTTACATACCTTCTCAATAGTGCATAAACAGGTGTCATTGGGTCACGCATAATGCGAATTGGTGAACCATCAAATGATGAAAATTGTGCAATTCCGTTGGGTGCAGAACGGCGATGATACAGTTCTGAACCACATTCCAGATAGGCACGATTCATCAAATCTACTGGCACATCATCTGCATCTGCGAAATTGTTGACCAAGTAATTAGCCTGATCCCAACACTGTTCTACAAATGTGTCATCTGTGTCAGTTGCCCCAACATAACTTTTTAAGTCTTCCCAAGTCATAACCCCATCCTTTTAATTCTTAGAATGTAAAGCGACCAATTCCATTTACATTGTTTAATGCTGTAGCCATGTAGCCATAAACTGCGAAATCTTGTGTAAGCGCAGTGACCGTATCTTGTGAAATACGGAATGGCGCACCTGCCGATTCATAGTTTGTAATTGCTTCACGACTGCATAGATACGCTTTGTCATCTGCAAGGTTCACATCCACGATTACAGGTAGTCCAAAAAGGTTTCCTTGTAATCTTGGTAGGTCAGCAGTTCCGATAGCGTTGGCAGGGTTCAAAGCGGCAAATAGTGGTCTATCTACACCGTCAATAAGTCCTGCTAAGTCTTTGAATACATCCTTTGATACAAGGATGAAGTTGGCAGTTAATCCACCTGCGCTGTAAATGTGCCCTGCTAAATCTGCGGTTGCAGTTAGCCATGCGGCGGCTGTACCTGCCGCTACATCTGCGTTTCCAAAGTCGTCGTCATTGGCAGTTAGAACTGAAATACATTCTTGGTCTGTTTTCTTTGCATAACCTATTGCTTGCATCCTAAATAGTGCTTCAAGATAAGAAGGTTGGCTTCTTTCTACAACCTGCCTTGAAACTTGATTGTATCCGCCAATAGTTTTAATTGCGGCAGAACCTTGTGACACTGTGAATTCTGTATTTGTTAAAGTGTCACCTTCATTGGCTTGAACACCGCTTGCCGCACCTTGTGAATTGACTTGTGGGTAATAAACCACCATGCCGTCAGGTGGAAGTGACCCTGTACTAAATGCCGCTACTGCAGGTCTTCCTGTATCTACGACTTTCTTAATGTCATCTACCCAATTTACTTGACCTGTTAAACCTGCTACATCTGAAATTGTGGTTAGCGCACGATACATAGTCTGTGCATTTTCATCACCATCAACTAAGCCCTTAATGTAATCACCGTATGAACGGATTACAGGGGTAGCCACAGTTGAAGTTTTAGTGGTTTCAAGTACCGCTACACGACGATTTAGATCATCAATTGCAGGGTTCAAGTCCACTGATTCTGTTGTTGTATTTTCCATTTGTGTTGTTTCTCCTAAATTGTTTGATTCAGTGCTGTCATTTCTTATCTTCGTAATGACTGCACCTTCGTAGGCAGGAAGCGCAACAAGGGAAACTTCTTTAAGTTCTACCTTGCTACGAACCACCACATCACCTTCAAGTGTGTGTTCTACTGGGACAAAGCCCACTGAAAAACTACGAACGACACCATCTTTTACTAATGTCCATGCATCCTGCCCTTTAGTTGTGTCGCTGATTTTGGCAGTTATGTGTAACCCATCTTCCTTGTCATCCAGTGAACGGATAATCCCAATAGGTTCATCATGATTGTAAAAAAGTTTTGGCAGTTTATTGACATTAACGCTATTGGGAATGAACTTTTCCTTCATTCTGCCAATTTGTGTTACTTCATTGTAGGGAACTGCTATCCCTGTTACTTCTTTGGATTCTGAATCTACTTGCCGTATTTCAAATTCCCTGTGTAGTAATTCCATTATTTATATTCTCCAAATTTGTCAGTGGTTCTAAACCTTCCCACTGTCTAACTTCGTTTCTTGTTAGCCAACCTGCACGAATACCGCTTTCATAAGCGTTGTATCTACTTGCAGTGTCACCACGCAGAAACGCATCAAGTTCAAACTTCGCATTGACACCTAAAGGTAGTAAGGCAGAAAACGCATCTTCAATGCAACCGAAATAAGTCATCAATGTGAAGTTCACAAATGCCCTATTGATAGTTTCAAGGTTTGCGTATGTTTGACTATCCCCGCTTGACGCAAGTAGGAAACTGGCAGGAACGCCAAAAATTCTACTTATGTCTTGAACCGAAAATGCCCTTGCTTCCAACCATTGAAGGTCTTTAGGTGAAAGCGTAAGTGCTTGATATTCCAAGCCATTAGACAAAACTGCAGGTGTATTCGCCTGTTGTGTTTCAACAAAGCGTGTTCTTAGTGCATCTGCTTGATCTGCATTTAAATGTTGGTCTGTGCTTAGGATTCCTGAAGGCACAGCACCGTCACTGAAAAATTCAATGGCGTATTCCCTAACATCAATAGCGTTCTGAATATCTTTTTTCGCAGACTGAATAGCACCCAATCCTGTAGCCCTACCTGCTATGTCACATAGTTTTAGATGCGACAGGTTGGCAGGGTCTAAGACTTGTCCGTTGTAGGTGTAACGAATTGTGTTATCAGCCAATGTTTCAACAAATACTTGTCCTATAGGTAGGACTTCAATATTGACTACTGCCCCGCCTTTTCGTGTGATAAGCCAATAGGCATTACCTTCTAAGGCAAGGGAAGTAGCGGTTTGATAAAGAAATTGCCTTTGTGTCTTGCCTATTGTTGGTTGTGCGATAAATGATGGAATTGATATGGGTTCAACATCATTACGAAAAACGCTTATAGGACACTGTGATATGGAAGTGGCAATTATGTTTATACAGCGATAAACAGCACCTAATGTAAGTGCGGTATCTAAACTTACTGTTGTTACA